GGGTCAGGGCCTCAGCAAAGAACCGATACTGATTGATGAATTTCTGCCCGGTGCCTGCGTTGCCGAGATCGCGTTCGCTGTCGCTGTAAACGAACAAATCCCCGAACGGCGGCGAAAAGATTGTAAGATCAACTGAATTTTCCGGCATGGCGTGCATGCCTTCGATGCAGTCAGAGTTGTGGATTGCCCAACCATCCCCCGAGTATTCCGGCTGTTTCAATGTCGTATGTTTCATGCTGCCACCTCTGATTTAAGCCACTCTGGGAAAGCCAAATCCAGCGGGCGATTATATGCCGTCCGGGTTTTAGCCGTTGATTGTGCCGACTTCATGGCGGTTGCCATGCGGCGTTTCATTTCATCGTGTTTCGCGCCCTTTTCATTGATCACGTCCCAGATTGCCATTTCGGTATCTGCGACCACGATATCGTTGCGCACTTGCTCTTTCTGGCCGAACCGATGCGACCGCCGCACAGCCTGATAGTGTTGCTCGTAACTGTAGCTGATCGATGCAAAGACGGCGTGCGCGCAATGCTGCCAGTTGACGCCAAACCCTGCGAGTTTGGGCTTGGTGACGATCACGCGGAAATCGCCGTCGACAAATCCGAGCAATAGCGCCTCTTTCTGATCCGGCGTCATATCGCCGCGAACCTCGCGCGCGTCTGGGATAAGCTTTGCCAATGCGGCGCTTTCATCATTGCTTTCGCACCAGACAGTGACGGGCTTGTCATGGGTTGCCAGTTCCGCAGCCTTAGCCACGCGGTCAGACATGGTGAGCCGCTTCTCTGCATGGAACGACGTTGCCGACAATTCAGGGATGCGGAACAACATGCCTTCGGTGCCGGTGCTGCGGTCAGCGTCAACAGTGTGCAACGTGCGCACCACATCGGGCAGGATATACCCCGTATCATCTCCGCCGAGATCGGATGGCAACGTGGCGCAACGGCTCCAGCTTGCAACCCACTGCCAGAAATCCTCGACCGCATGACCCTTCAAACGCCAATCCTGCGATGCTGTGGACGTGTCATTGATAAACCACTTCGACAGCATTTCCTGCTGGCGCATCACGCCCAGAAATTCCGCATGATTTCCGAGTTCCATATGATCGTTTGGCGATGGGGTCGCTGTTGCCGCCAGTTTATACGGCGTATCCTTAAACGCATCCATCAGCATCATCCGGGTTTTCCCGGCGAATGATTTCAAGATGCTACTTTCGTCCAAGATGATCGCCCCGAACACAGATGGGTCAAGCTTTGGCAAACGGTCGTAGTTCATCACCATAACGCCCGCGCCGACTTGTTCCGGTTCCTTGATCTGCCGAGCGTCTATGTTGAATTTGTTTGCCTCTCGGATCATCTGACCCGCGACAGCAAGCGGCGTCAGGATCAGAGAAGGCTTTCCGGTTTCATCTGCGCATTGCCGCGCAAACTCTAATTCGATGAATGACTTACCAAGGCCAGTATCCAGAAACGCCGCAGACTGCCCCAGATTGAGCGAGAAATCCAAGGCGTTGACCTGGTGAACCTTGGCGGCAGAATTGATGGGTTGCGGCGCAAATCCGCGCATTGGTGTGACCGTGGCGCGCGATGCTATGAAATCTCGATACTCTTGCAGGCTCACGTCTGATCCTCCGTGAAAATCCCCCGACGCACAACGCGCCGAGGGTAAGCGGCGCTCATCGCCAATCCTCCCTATTCTCTACGGCCAACCCTGTCAGGTCAGCCAACCGACGCAATGCCATGCGCCCCGGAACTGTGCCGCCCGCTAGCCAGCGGGAAAGCGTTTCTTGCCGCACAGGGATTTGGTCGGCAAAGTGGTTTTGCCGCATCCCGCGCTCTAACAGCCATTGTTTGATGAGGTCATATGCTTTCATAACCTGGACTGTATCCGCAACGATCGCTGACCGCAAGATAAATAATCTTGATGCTCAATCAAATATCCGCTTGCAATCCCCCGCCAGACAGCGCAATGTAGCGACAGGATCAAACACCGGAGAGAGACGATGACACGCCTGAATGCAGAAATCCGCGATGAGATTGTGCGCAAGATCATGGCAAAGGTTCCGAACCTTGACTATCAACAGATGATCGCCAAATGCCTGAATGATGCAGCGCGGGAGATTGCGCCTGCTGAAATCTTGCAGATGCAAGGAACAGCATTGTGGCCGTATGTGTCATCGGCAAAGGTTTTCATCAGCGGCGATGGCTACTTTATGGTTTGTCCGCTGCCACGCCAGCATCACGATACGCTCGAGCCGACACATCCAGACCAGACATGGCGCAAGCTTTGGGATGCCTTTGAGGCAAGCGGTCTACGCGGCGCAAGTGAGCGGCAGAATAAGGCGCGGCGATCCATGAAGCAGAAGCTTGATGCGTTGATGAAAACCACAACGACTGTCGAGGGCTTGCGCAAGGTTCTGTCCCCTGACCTTCATCAGTTCGTTCCCGTGATCATCGCGGGCGACACGGCAAACCTTCCCGTTCCTGCGCTTGTGTCGGAACTCAAGGCAATGGGTATGGAATTTCCGGTGGTCTCAGCATGACCGACCACCCCACACACCACTTCGTCGTCAAAAAGCTGTTTGCCCCGTGCGCTGGCCAGCCTGCGGGCTGGGGCAACATCGCAGACCACGCGCTGACATTCCACGATGCGGTTGACGCCGTGACCGAGGCGTTCAAAGACCGCCATATCGTGCTGCCGTATGACGTGCCAAGCCGCCAAACGCTGCTGGTGCTTGAGATCGACGGGCGGGCGAATATGGACCGCACCGAAGACGTGATCGGTGAATGCGTCCAGCGCTATGCCGACAGCGACAATGTTCCGCCCGCGTGGCATGATTTGATGGGAGAGAAGGCATGAACGTTTCTGAGATCACGGCGCAGCTTTATGCGATCAGCCGGGCGCTTGTGGAAAAGACTGGTGAACGACCATTTGTTCCTCCCCAGCTTCGCATTGCTGATGGCAAGTGCGAAATCAGCTTGTTTCGCGGATACAACAACGGGGATTATCAAATCGGCCATGCCAAGGGCGATACTCCAGACGCTGCGATTGCAGATGCCTTCAAGATCATTGCCACTCTTCCCGACCCCGCCACTGCCGCCGTTCAACGCCATATGAAGCGTGTCGCGGCGTGCATCGACAAGGGCCGCGAAGACGGCATTGACGACGCCTATATCGCGCCGCTGGTGGTGGTGAAGGCTGCTATGACAGAGAACCTTTTGACGAAAGGCGATGCGAAATGAAAACCGAAGCCCCTCATTTCAGCTACCCCAAGCGCGAAGGCTACTTCGCAGACACCAAGCGCATGGGACGCTCCCCAGAGGCCCCGTATATGGACGCCCCCTTCGACTGGACCGAAACCCAAGGCGATCTGGCCCCGGTCGTGCGCAAGGTTGAGCGCAGGTTGTTTTACGTCGCGCTGTTCATGGCGGGCTGGTTCACCGGCACTGTGATGTGTGCCTTGGTGGCGGGAGGGGTGTGGTGATCGCCCGTCTCCTTATGCTCCCCATGACTCTACTCAGGATTTTCTCCTGCGGACTGGCGATAAACCATTTCTACGCGCTGATGGGACCGCACAATTCCGATGACGAAAAAGATCGGCTCAGAGCGTGCCTAGATATGTCGCGGGAGTCCCATCAGAAATGGACTGCGAGGTTGCCGTGGAAATGATCGCCCGCCTACTCGACCGCATCCTCACCCCCGATCTGTGGGGCGACCGTGAAACCGAAACAGCTATCCTCGCCGGGTTCCGCCAGATGCGGGCGCGGCTGGATGAAGTCAACGCTGACCCGCACCGCTACGCCCCAGATTGGCAGGCGCAAGGCGATTGTCGCCTCTGCGGGCTGGGCGCGGAAGGCCATGGGGCCAATCAAGGAGGACTGAGAAAATGATCACCCTGACCAAAGAAGACTTTGAGAAGCTGCTGGCGGCTGACCGCGCAGCAGGAACGCCGGGGCCTTGGCATTTTGATGGCCCTGTGTGGAACCGGAGCATCTGGACGGATGGCGAAAACCGCCTTTGCTTCATGGCGCATAGCAACGGCTTGAACGATGACCGCGATATTGCCAACGCCCGTCGCATAACCCGCCTCCCAGACATCGAAGCTGCGTATATCACCCTCGCCGCCGAGAACGCCACGCTGCGGGCATCCGAAGCCGCCGCACTGGATCGGGTAAAAGTGCTGGAAGCTGGTCTAGCCGACCCCGTTTCCGTTCACGCTAATATGTTGCGGGGCGCTATTGCCATGCCGTCATTTGCAAACATCAAGCATTTGTATGCAGCGGAGTTTGCCGCCCTCACCCCCACAGCCGACAAGGAGCCGAAGACATGAGCGCGCCACAGATCGAATGGCCTGATGAGATTTGGGCAGAGTGCGATTTCGAGGGTGGATTTGGCATTTACCGCACGTCGTTCTTTGCGACCGTAGATCAGCCATGCGAACACGCCAAATATGTGCATCAGGGTATCCATGACAGCCTAAATAAATACCACGCCACGATGGTCGAGAACGGCCAACTGATCACCCTCGCCGACCACGAGCGCGCCGTGCAAGCCGCCGTGGCGAAGGCGGTGAAGGCGGCGGTAAATGCCGAG